TTCTTTTTCAAATGGAGGCTCACATACTTTTGATAATTTAATACCATCGTGTAAAAAATGTAATCACAGCAAAAAATCTAACAATTTAGAAGATTGGTACAAAGAACAAATATTTTATAAAAAAGAAAATCTTGAAAAAATAAAAAAATGACAAGCATTTTCGATTTAGAAAAAAAAGCATATGAGGCATTCAAGCCACCAAAAAAACTAAGCCTTAGTGATTGGGCTGATGAGTATGCAAGGTTAAGCGTAGAAAGTTCAGCAGAGGGTGGGAGATGGCGTACTTTGCCATATCAAAAAGGAATTATGGATGCTGTAACAGATCCTCATATAGAACAAATATCTGTAATGAAATCAGCAAGGGTTGGATATACAAAAATCCTTAATCATATTATTGGCTATCACATACAAAATGACCCATGTTCCATGATGCTAGTATTTCCAACACTTGATGATTGTCAGTCTTACAGTAAGGATGAGATTTCGCCTATGTTAAGGGATACCCCTTGCTTACAAGGAACAGTTAGTGATCCTAAAGCTAAAGATGGAAATAATACGTTATTAAAGAAAAATTTTGCAGGCGGCACATTGTCTTTAGTTGGTGCTAATTCACCAAGAGGATTTCGTATGGTATCACGCCGAATAGTTATGTTTGATGAAACTGATGG